AGACGTGCACAGGGAGTTACCACCACTGATTGAGCATCCCATTACCATTGAGTTGCCCACTGCTGTACGTCGTGCATACACTAAACTAAAGAACGATTGGCAATTAGCTGGACAGCCTATTGAGAGTGTAGGTGAAGTGTACTACCTGTTGCGTCAACTAACCATGACACTCACCAAGCTAGATGCCATACAGGGTATTGTAGACTCAATACCTCCACCAAACACCACTTTGATTTACACGTGGTACCGTGAGAGTGCCAACACTGTATCTAAGCACCTTACCAAGAACGGTACACCCAACATAGTACTAACAGGTGACACACCACCTACTCAGCGTGCTACCCTCCTAAACACACAGCGTGTCAAGAAACGACCACATGTAATTGTGGCTACTATCGAGGCATTGTCAGAGGGTGTAGATTTGTCACACATACATCATGTTGTGTATGCTGAAGAAACCTATGTACAGGGTAAGCACACACAAGCATTAGCACGTGCACATAGAGATAGAACTGATACGTCCACTCCTGTCACTACGCCTGTCAACGTGTACTATGTACGTGCCAAGAAAACGATTGACGTACGCATACCTGTTATCCGTACGTCACGTGGCAATGCTGGTAACCGTGAACTGGCTAGGCAATTAGCATTGTCATAAGTGCGTCACCCTATCACACTAACAACACTGCACTGTGATGCTCTTGTAACCTTGGGTGACCATCTGTCACTGGCACTGCCTGTACTGGATACGGTATCCTGTACAGGTGTTGGGTTTCCTCCCAATGCGATCCAGCACATTGTGGTGAGGCACAGCACTGGGTAACCATGCTGCACGTAGCAATAGCTTTGCCCACTAGATAGTGATAGCTGTACCACACCGTACAGCTATCACGAATAGATGTGGCTATTGCCTCATCACACTACACCCTACACCCTACACACCACACCCTGCATAGGATACGTATGCCATGTACGTTAGTGTCACTGAAGTACAAACCTACAAGCGTTGTAGACGACAATGGGATTATTCGTCATTTAACAGGCAAGGGTTGTCACCGATCATGCAACCTAAGCCATACCTTGATCTTGGTACGATGGTACACAAGACATTAGCCTATTGGATACAGAAACCTACTCTAGATGGTATTTCACTACAGGAAGTGTTCCTTACCATTGCATCACAGCACCGTGCTACAGTTGTTAGCAACTATACACGTGCTACTAATACTCACCCATCTGAAATGGACATGGAACCCCTGTTGGATGCTATTACACTAGGTGCATCTATGATGCGTAACTATCAGCAATACTACAAGGAACCATTGCCACCACACTTGCAGTTTTGTTCACCTGAACAGGAAGTGTTGATACCCATACCCAACACAGAACACCTACATGCTGAGTGTGGTGCTAAAGGGTGCACACAGTGTAATGATGGTATGACACAGCACTACCTGAAGGCACGTTTAGACGCACTAGCACAGGATACTATGGGTAACCTGTATGTAGTAGAGAACAAGACATACGACAAACGACCAGATATTAACCTGTTAGAAGTAAGTGACCAGTTCATTGGTTACGTGTGGTGTGCACAACAGCTAGCCAAGCACATGCCCAATAACCCACCAGTGATTGGCATAGCCTACAATGGGTTATGGAAGCGTGCAGCACCACCACAACGACCAAAGAAGCTAGAACTATCAGACTTGTTTGTACGGTGTATCATTACACCAGCACAGGATGAAGTAGATGAGTACGGACGCGAGCTAACCAACACAGTTATGGAAATGGCCAACACACCATACATCTACAAAAACCGTGTATGGCAGGGTTGTTGGGATTGTAGTTACGAGCAACTATGCCGTACGCAGTCACAGGCAGGTGACGTTGACTACGTGCTACGTACGCAGTATACTAAGCGTGTGGAGGAAGACACAGCAGACATAGTGCGTGCAGTAGACGAGCAACCATTGATCCAACTTACCATACCTACACCTACACCTACACACTGACACTGACAGGACACCACCTAACCATGCCACCACGTGACAGCCTACCATCCACTAACAACCTACACACCCTACAGGTGCCTACACCGTTAATCCCTGATCCTGAAGACGGTAGTACGTTAGCTGGACTCACAGTTACTCCAGCTAAGCAGCTTACGGTAGACGCCTTCAATGCCATGTTCTATGCGTACCCTGGAGTAGGGAAGACGACGATAGCAGGTATGTTTGCTGACTACCCTAGTGCACGTGACGTGTTGATCGTAGATGCTGAGGGTGGTGCCTCAGTATTGGCACATCGTGACCATGTAGACGTAGTGCAGGTACAGAAGTGGTCAGATGTGGAACGTGTACTGCTACACCTGGAGCGTACACCCATCACTAGTCTAAAATACCACACGGTATGTTTTGACAATGTGACAGAGCTACAGGCTATGCACTTACAGTCACTGGTTGGTAGTGCACCTGTGGAGATACAGCACTACGGTATCAACACAGCTACCATGATGCGTCTAGCTAGGCGTGTACGTGACTTGTCACGCTTCAGGGGTATCAACACGGTACTGATTGCATGGCAGGAAGTGAAGGTAAACAAGCTAACGTCCATCACACGTCAAACAGTGGCACTGACAGAGAAGTTAGCCAACAGACTGCCAGGAGTGCCCAACATCGTTGGTCACATCAGCATTATGAACAACCCACCTTTATATACACGTAAACTCAGCTTTGCTGCTTCACCCCTTACTGACGCCAAATTCAGGCGTAGTGCTGGTGATGCATCTACACCCATACCTGATGACATCTACTACAGTGCAGACCAGAATCCCATAGCAGACATGTTGCGTACCCTATACGAGGGTGCACCATTCCCTGCACACCTGTACCTACGTCCCAAAGGCAAGGTACGTCCAGGTATGTCAGGTATGACAGGTGTCACTACAACTAGTGCCCAAACCACAGACGAACAGGAAGACTCAGACTAAAATAAGGCTTGACGGCTATGGGCTGTTGTGCTACAGTACCCATAGCAGACAAGTAACAGAGCAAAGGTATGTATGCGAATACGTGCACCGCCGTTTCACACAACGTAGTGTAGGAGCGATTGCCAGGAGTGCGCATAACTCCTGGCACCTTCTTCCAGACCACTGACACTGACACTGACACTGACATACACCATAAGGAACAGAGAACATGGCTGGTTTGGTTGTTAATGCGGCAGAGGCAATGGAGAACCGTAAGCCTCTGGAACCAGGAGAGTACCACGTGGTGCTCACTAACTCACGTGTGCGTGACGCCAGTGGACCAGACAAGTTTCCCATGCTTGTGTTGGAACTGACCGTACACGAGGATGAGGGTGCACCGTACGCTGGTAAGAAGGCGTTCAGGAACCTGTCTGCTAGCCCCACTGCTGTGCCATTCATGGTGGATGCTGCCATAGCGTTTGGTGCTGATCCAGAGGAAGTTGTGCAGCCATCCGTTGACATGGAACAGGTGTTTAAGGAACTGCACGGTACTGAGGCATGGATCACTACCAGTGTGCGTAAGTATCGTCGTTCTGAGAATGAACCTGAAGTGGATCAGACGAACATTGATCGCATCCTGGCACAGCCTAGCGTGTAGCTAGCACGCACTGAAATGTACACACAGGTGATACGAACCGTCACCTGTGTGTACAGATAATGCGTGCTACTGTAGTAATTCGTTGTAACCAACAGTCTGCCCACTGTTGGTGCACTGATAGGCACCTACCCTGCTGTGCTACAGTAGCACGCACGCACCACATGTGAGGTAAACCATGCGCAAACCACAGCCACAGACCAAAGAAGACAACATGCAACCACCTAGCACCAAGAAACCCAAACCAACTATTGTACCAACAGAAGAACCACACCCAACCATATCCACACCAACAGAAGACGATCAGTAGCACACAAGGGCTAGTAGCTCAGTGGTCAGAGCATGGTGCTCATAACACTATGGTCGCGTGTTCGATTCACGCCTAGCCCACCAGGAGGCACACACTACAGTGACTGACAATGCACTGTGTCACATGCGTACAGAAGACAAGCCACATTGTTGGCACGCATTCATGCCTCCAATGAACAACCAGGGTATTAGTGTGAGCATACCTAGCTTGTGTTGCTGGTGCACACCAGAGTACTACCACCTGGAAGTGTTTGTATCTGCTACGATGCCACTGGAAGATGTGGCAGCGGCTAACTACGAACATGGTAGGTTAGTGGTAATCAGAAACATGCCTAACCGTGGTCCCAAACTGCACGTGGCACGGTAGCAGTATACATATGGACACACTTGCCTTCCTGCACTTTGTCATCACTGCTGAAAAGGGTGGTTGGTTGCCAATATGTTCATCACTACCTGATGGTAGTGGTTGGCGTCAATACTGGCGTGCATGGCCAGATGATTCTGATTCCACTGCACTGCTCATACAGGGACTAACAGATGAGGGACTAAACGTATTCTATTCATCACACCTGTTTACTGAACGTGATTCGCACAAGAAGTTTGCTATGGATACGTGCACCATTCAGGTTGACCTAGACCATGCTATCCCTAGTAGTGCACCATTGCCACCTAGTCTGTTGCTCAATTCATCAGACCACAGGTTTCAGGCGTACTGGAAGCTAAACCAGTGGATACCTGCTGAAGACTTGGAACAGATTAGCAGGCGTGTTTCATGGGGTATTGACAAAGCTGACCATAGTGGTTGGTCGTTGGGACACATGATGCGTGTACCCAATACCAAGAATTGGAAGTACAACCCACCAGAACGTGTGCGTGTCAATAGTTACAACAGCAACCTGTATCTACCTGCTGACTTTGACGCATTCCCTCCACTATCAGTTACCGAACCGTTGGCTATCCTGGTGGATGACTCCTGGATTAGACAGGCACTCCAGGTACCAGCAGGGTACAACAATGCTAACATGTTCTTTGAATCCAACAAGCACCGTATACGTGAAGGCTTGCACGTACATTACTACAATGAAGCACCTGATCGTAGTACTGCACTGTGGTCACTCATGGCTGAATGTTTCAGAGTGGGTATGCAACGTGAGGAAGTGTTCTTAATTGCATACCATTCCAAGAACAATAAATTTAGGTTCCTGAGATACAACGGACTACAGGAACTAGCTAAGGATGTCATACGTGCTGAACGTGAAGCACTAAGTGGTGCATCTGGTATACGTGGACGTATTGACACAGCTAGGCGTACCAACAAGACACTAGCAGACAGACGTGCAGCAGTAGCTGACCTTGCTCGTAACCAGATGATGACACATGGTAAATTCATCCATGCACGTGGTGGTTCCCTCTGGTACATACTAGATGAGAGTGGTAAGCCTATACCCATTACACATGTGTCCACTGAACTGAACGTACTGCTAGACAAGATGTTTGGTCTAAATGCAGCAGAGCCTGAACACCTGTTCGTAGTCAACGCACTGATTAACCATACAGCAGGACTCCAGGCAACAGGTGAGATGGCAACTCTGTCACACTACACACCAGAGTCCATAGACACCGATACACCACCTACCATGTTACTACATGCTGGTACCAAAGACATACTACGCATAACACCTACCACCATTGATACTGTAATCAATGGGTACAATGACATAGTGTTTCTCTGGAACGATTACCCAGTAACACCAGAGCTAGATACCGAATACAACGATTCAACTACAGACACATGGTTTAATGCCATGTTTGGTATGTCAATGGAGCACCTAGCAGATGAAGGTGTAAACGCTGAACAAGCTATGGCTATACTACGTTCCTGGTTTATCTTTATCCTCATGCGTACGGCTATTTCTAGCAGACCTATCCTTGCCATATTTGGACAGAAGGGTAGTGGTAAGTCCACGCTATTTAAGCGTGTATACGCCATACTCTACGGTCCACATAAGGCAGTATCTGGCATTACCACACCACAAGACTTTGACTATGCAATGGCTACTGATCCACTGCATGTCATTGACAACGTAGATACATGGGAACGTTGGTTGCCTGACCGTATTGCACGTGCAGCAGGTATATCAGAGATAACCAAGCGTAAACTGTACACTGACCTAGATGTAGTGACACTACGTCTACAGGCAGTGTTAGGTGTAACAGCGCACAACCCTAAGTTTGGTAGGGAAGACGTTGTAGACAGACTGCTGATGATTACGTTTGAACGTATCGAGAACTGGCACAACGAGACAGCCATCATTAAGAATGTGAGGGACAATCGAGCTAAGTATTGGGGCCAAATAGCAAGGGATGTACAACGTGTACTAGCCGAACCACCACCAACACATGTGGCGCAGTTTCGTGTACAGGACTTCTCAGAGATAGGCCAACGTATTGCCAATGCGTTAGGCTACCCAACTGCCTTCTACAGTGCCATACAGAAGATAGTAGACCAGCAAAAAGGTTTTGTCCTAGATGAGGATGGTATGCTGGTCAGCATCATAGAAGCCTACATACAGAGCACCAGATACCGTAATGACGTATTCCAGACGCCTGCTAAGCTATGGGGTATATTTGACGTACTGGGTGGTTCTAATGTAGGCTTCTCGAAGCAGTACGGTAACTCAGTGAAGCTTGGCCGTAAGCTGTGGGCCATGCAGGACGCCTTGAAACAACGTTTCCTGGTAGAATGGAAATTCGATTCCAACCAGAAGACACGTGTATGGCGATTTATGCCAACCACCAACACAGCACCCACACTGCCACCACCACAGGAGTAACAATATGCGACAAATGAGAAGTGAAGACATACAGGTAAATCTAGAACCACCTGTGTACCAGCAAGTGAAAGACCTTGCACCAAAGCTTGGTATGTCAATGAGCCTATACACCCGTATGCTGATTATTAATGACCTACGTGAACGTGGCTTGCTGACTGACCGTATGATAGCTGACATGGCTATGGCCAGTTAGCTGACACCATGCCACCATACCCAAAAGGCACACGCCTTCAGCCCACCACTACTAACGGTCACCAGTCACTCATTGTGAACGTGACACTATGTGACTGGTGTCATGTGAATGTGGCCTACAAGTGTAAGTCTTGTGGCCGTCCAACGTGCTACATGTGCTTACAGTCTAACGAGGGTGGTAGGTGTGTGCACCAAGCGTACACACCAGTACAGAGTACAGGTTGGGGCCAACCTTGCCAACAACCTGCACCACACGCTACTTGTACACAGTGCAATGGAACAGGTATGGTGTTTGAGTGAGATGGACAGTCACGAGTTAGGTAGAATGCGAGCACTGACCAGTGTAGCTCTGTCACATGGGCATGAAATGGTAGACATAGGTTCTACACCATGTGCACCAGGAGTGTTTGCACGATGCACCCTGTGTAACGCTACACTACGTTGGTACCACGGTATAGGTACAGGTGAAGCAGCGTACACATGGTGCCCATACGCCATACCTAGCAGCATCAACCAACAGCATGAGGGTACATGACAGCAGCACTCATTGCACCCACACCCGTACTACTGACCATAGATGACAACACGGTGTTGGGGCCAGTGTGTCATTCACCATGTGTACAGGGTATGGGTAACATCCAACATGGCATCATGGTGATTGGTGTTGCTCCAGGTAAGGAAGAACTAAAGACAGGCAAGCCACTGACTGGACCAACAGGTAAGCTGTTTAATAACTTGACTAATGCGTGTGGCTTTCCACGTAGCAACATGTATGTAACGAACATGCTGTGTTGGTACCAGGAAGGCAAGATAACACGAGCACATATGAATAAGTGTTTTGGACGTGTGCATCAGGAGATAATGGCCATACGTCCTAAACTTATCATCCTGTTAGGTTCAGAGGTATGCCAGTACTGGACTGACCACACGATCAATCAAGCACGTGGTTCCGTATTGTGGTCACCACAGTATTCCTGTTGGATCATGCCTATGATTCAGCCTGCTGCATTGTTCCACGATACTATGTCCACTAACAATACAGAGTCTGACCGTGTATCCAACGTAGCATACGATATCGTACGTGACTTACGTAAGATACCTGAAATACTCACATGGCCAACAGATGGTAGCAAGTGGCACGTACCCTACCACACCATCACCAACACACAGGAAGCACAGCAGATACTAGACAGCCTTCCTCGTAACATACCTGTAGCTGTGGATGTAGAAACCAATAGTGGCTTTGTGGACATCATCAACATACGTAAGGATGCTCTGGTATGTCTAGCCATATCAGATGGTGTACGTACATGGGTAGGTGAAGCACATGTCTTCAAAGGCTGTGTGTGGCCAGAAGATGTGCAGTACACGTTCCACTACTCTATGTTTGATACTGCCATCATTCACCGTGATTTGGGTGTATGGCTACAGATATACGAGGATACCCTATTGCAGTCCTACACCTGTGATGAACGACCAGGGTATCATTCCTTGAAGCCACTAGCCAGAGAGTATGAGGGTGCAGGATTCTATGAAGATACACGCACACTAGGTTTGGCACAGCTTATGGAATACAATGCTAAGGATGCTGCATACACTGCTAGGCTGTGTACAGGTAAGCTACGTGACTGGCAACTGTCAGAAGGCACCCGTAGTGTGTACACGAATCTCCTGATACCTGCTGCCAACGTGCTCAAAGAGGTAAAGGCACGTGGTGCACGTGTGGACACACACCTGCTGACACAGCTAGAACAGGAATGGGGTGATGAAAAGGACTCCGAACAGGAGCGTATGCAGCAGATAGCCTACGATGCAGGATGGCCCAATGATGCCGACCCAATCAACTTGAATTCATGGCAACAGCTAGGCAAGCTGTTGTACGGCATCATTGGGTTGTCTGGTGGCCCATCTACGAAAAAGGCTGTTCTGGAGACACTAAGTGGACGACACCCATTTGTTGATGCATTGCTAGAGTACAGACACCTGGAGCACAACTATTCCATTTACGTGGACGGTTGGGTACGTCACATTAGTAAGCATTCTCCTGGACATGGACGTATACATCCTGACATCAACCTACATGGTACAGCTACAGGTAGACGTTCCTATGCTAAGCCTGCTGTACAGACTATCCCTAGACCTTCTAATCAAGCTGACAAGTACGGTAAGCTACGTCAAGCCATCATACCAACCAACGATAACTACCTGATAGCGTATGCTGACTACTCACGTGCAGAAATATACACAGCATATGGGTACTCACACGATCCTGTCATGTGGGAAGCACTCCAGAAGGATTACCACCTAGAAACAGCAGTCAATGTGATGCACAAGTCCAGAGCAATGATGGCTGCTGACGACAACTACCGTGAGGAAATGCGACGTATAGCCAAGGTAGTGACGTTTGGTATCTTCTATGGTATGGAGGCTTACTCACTATCACAAACAGCACAAATCAGTGTGTCAGAAGCACAGGCATACATTAATGGATTCTTCAGGAGTAACACGCGCTACAACGCATGGTACCGAAACACCCTACAAACTCTAGAACGTACAGGTGAGATACAGTCTATTACTGGACGCAAACGACGATTTGTTATGTTGGAACCTAACCCACGTATACTGAAGCAGGCAGTAAACTTCCCTATACAGAGCACAGCAGGTGACGTGACACTGAGTGCAGTTATCAAGCTGCATCCACTACTCAAACCATTGGACTCATACATCCTGTTTGACGTACACGATGCTATAGTGTTTGAGATATCAAAGAAACACGCATACGAGGCTATGCAGCTTATCAAGCATGTCATGGAGGCACCACCATTCCCTGAACTAGCACCAGACTTCCCATGCATACCTACAGAGCAATACATAGGCAAATCATGGGGCCATGCAACAAAGCTGAAGAACACATCAGACATCAGGAACATAGCATGAGTACAGAAACAGAACTAGCATGGGCAGCAGGTTTCTTTGATGGTGAGGGTTACGTTGGTTGCAGTCAACGTGCCAGAGATAATTGTAGATCAATTTCGTGTTCTATAACACAATCATCGTACACTGACGATGTGCCAACCGTATTAGCCAGATTTCAGCGTATCGTTGGAATTGGTAACATATACAAGAAGTCTACTGCTGAGCAATACAAGCCGCGATACGCTTGGAGTGTACAAACGATACATGATGTAGAAGTGGTGTATTCACTACTAAGTGAGTATCTAGATGAAGTAAAGGAGGAACAGTTTATGAATGCTATAAAAGAATACATACAGCTAGGTTCGTATATAGAATTGGGATTGTGTAAGAAAAGATTACATAAAAGAGTTGAAGGTGACAAACAGTGTAAAGAGTGTACAACATCGTGGCAACTGGAACATAACGAAACAAGGAAACTGGAAAGAAAGTTAGCAAAGGCTTTAGGCATATGATGAACATACAACCAACGACAATTTTAGGACTTGATCCAGGTGTCTCTACTGGCATAGCTATAGCTACACTGTGGGACAACACCAGTGGTACACGCACACTGCACTACAACTACTTTAGTGCTACCTGTACTGAACCTGAACAGGTGTGGGCATACATACGTCCACCAGTAGACGTGGTAATCATGGAACGTTTCAATGCTCAACTTATTAGCAAGTACGGATTGCATACCGTACGCATAATTGGTGGTGTACAGGCGTTGTGTGCAGAGCATGAGATACAGTTAGTAGAAGACACACCACAGCAACGTAAGGCGTACCTATCGTACGCACGTACCAAGATAGCACTACCCTCCAAGCACGATGGCAACACCAAACATGACCAACGACATGAAGTTGATGCAATGGCACACGTGATACGCTACCTGTTTGTCAGGCAGCTACTTACCACGCTACAGGTGGCCGACGACACATGACTAACACTACGTCTACGTCTACATCTACGTACCGTACATTTGCTGAGGTATTCGAGCTACACTCAGTACACAGATATAGGAATAATGGTACCAGAACTTGCTGTATATGCCTACAAGCTGAAGCACACACTATACATGCTTATGAAGACCATATTAAGTCTGCTAGCACCCAACACAAATTCTGGCCTATACACACACAACGTTGGAACGTAGAAATATGTGGCCATTGTTCAGGACAAAAAGACGCACCAGCACACAAGCAGACAGGAGGAACCGACACTGTGACTGCACACCCATACAAGCCAGAACAACCTACAGATGAACGTTCCAATATGTTTAATAACCCTCCATTCACTGTACAGCAACCACCACAACCCACCATTGATGAGGAAGCCAGAGCTATAGTGTATGGTGACCGTGAACAGGCGTATGACGATCCTAACGTAAACTTTGAGAAGATAGCACACATGTGGACAGGTACACTGCTCAGGAAACTAAAGGTAGACGTTCACATTACACCTGAAGATGTAGCACTGATGTTGATACAACTAAAGATATCACGTGAATCATTCCGTCCCAACAGGGAGAACAGAGTAGATGGTATAGGGTACTTCCTGTGCCTACAACGCATAGTGGATGCTAACGATGTTGAGTGATTACGACATCATAGAGGAAATAAACCTACAGAACATCATACTTAATCCATACAACTTTGATGACATCAAGCCTGCTTCCTATGATGTGCATTTAGGTGGCAAGCTGTTGATACCCAACTTAGACGGTCCTGCTAGGTTTGATCC